GCGTCTATACTGGAAGGCCACGTGTTCCGTTACGTGTGCAGCCATAGCTTGCTGTATGGCTTTAGCAAACGGAGACTGTCCTACAATTTGCATGATCTTTGGATCTTGGGCTGCTGCCATATGTACAGCGATGTGTGCTTCGTGATCCTGATATTTAAACGCTTTGATTGGCTCCTGTTTCATTATCATCATATTCTCTGTAACAGGATCGGCAGGTTTCATGTCGTCAGGTAGTTTTACAATATCGTCTGCGTTCTGCACACCTAGGACTTCCAACATTTGACGGTGCAGCTTGCCCATATCATAAATCTGGGGGGATTGCTGGGCAAGCTGAACCGCCGCCTGATACTGCATCACACGTTGAGACATGGTTGCAGCGTTGGGGTCACTTACAGGTATGACGTCTATCCGTCTGTCAAAATCCTGTGTCCTATTAAAATTACCTTCTAGCTCATAAGAATACTCTGGTGGCATATAATCATGTATAATTACAGCTAATATACGTAATTCATGCTTGAGAGATGCGTGAAGCCTTGCCTGCACACCAGAAAGAACTTTCATAGATCTTTCCATTAGGGCAAGTGTTGTACCTACGGGAGCGTTAGGGTTCATGTCCCCGACCTGCATGTCGGCTACAGAACCTATCCTACGTCCTTCTTCTACGATATTTCCGAGTAGAGAGTAGAGTACGCTCGATGGCTCTTTATAAGGGATAAACGTAATTGAATCGCGTATAGCGCCGCCCGGTACGTCCACGTCCCTAAATTCACCCGGCATAAGCGGTGTATCATCACCCTTAATGCGCATGCCCCTAGCTTTAAGACCTGCAGGTAAATTAGATAACGTGCCTGCGTCAATAAGTTGACGAAGTATCGAGGTCGCTGACTTAGCCAGTCCACCCATGAGGTGGATAAGCCCCGTGCCGTAGAAGCCAAGCCCCGGTAAGTAGCGATAATGTACGAAATGCATGCGTTTTCTTTTCTTTTCATCTTCTTCGTACCAATTCCTTCTGATTGCTAGTATTGTGGATGAAGACTTGTCTACAGTGACTACGTAAGGACGTGCAATACCGTCAGGGTCTTCAAACTCTCCCGGTAGGTTTAAATCGACGTGCATTTCTAGAATCGTATGACGGTCATCATCTTCTATAACCGCCTCTTCACCATCTAACTCATCATACTTTTCTTGTATGTCAGAGTAATCTGGAGTGGGTTCTGGTAGCTCACCCTCTTTATAGAACCCATTTACTTGTAGCTGTAGAACTTCATTTGCTGTTTTTTTCATCACATGCGTATATCTTGGGCATGTTTTAAGATCTGACGCTCCATATGATGCTACAAAGTCCTCTGAAGGTACAAACATAGCGCATGGACGCTCCATTAGGGGGTCATAATACACTTTTTTGAACGCAGAACCTGCGATTGGGAGCTTAAAGAGCATTTGCTCCATTTCATCCCTGTACTCAGACATTTCCTCAGTCAACAGGTAATTCATCTCGTTTTGCACACGATTTGCCTGATCTGTGCGTTCAGGAGTCTGCTTTCCTACAATCTTCGTACGTACAGGCCCAGAAGCGGGGAATATCTCACCCATAGCCTGTGCCTGAAACCTCACCACAGCTTCTGTGAGTAGCGGATGGAACACCCCTGATGCACCAGACCAAGGTTGCTGACGGTCTTCTACCTTCATCCCTAATAGGTCAAGACCCTTGACGTATGCTCTAGCCCAGTCAGAGCGAGATTCACGATCTGCCTGAAAGTCTGCTATCATGTCAACAGCCATAGTTTTTAGATCGTCATCGTCCATGAATTCAGCGAGGTTGGCATCATGCCCCGGTCCCACTAGGCTCTCGGTTATGCCTCCTTCAAAATCTATGATCATCCCACCGTCTTCTGTCTCTATAGAAACAGCCTCTGGGTTAACCACTTCGATTTGGATGTCTTCGGAGTCTTCTTGTCCCTCTATCTCAAAAGGAGTCATCTGTTTTTCGACTGCCATATTATGCCCTCACAATGCAAAGTTGTAGTAACTATAGCAGATCATACTGCCACTCGTCTAGTAAAGTGTGGACGCTGTCCTGCGGGTGGTAAAGACAACGCCCACGACAGGGGTTGGGAGGCCCCCTGCGACCTCAATATACTGCTAATAATACTCACGTCTATAATGATATTGCGGTTCATCATCTGGTTCATCTGTCGGTAGGCGTATAAATCCACCCTGACGAAATCGTAATAACGCCATAACGGTGCTATCCACAAGGTCATCATTCGACATAAACGGGAATCCTGCCACTTCTTCAACTAGTTCTTCCGCCCAACGCTTTGCAGGAACCCATACAAACCCACTAGCGATGATATCAGACACAGAATTTAGCCGTGCCATCTTATCTCCTGTACCCCTGTGGGGGGTATACTCCTGTACAGGTATGCCCATACGCCTCATTTCTTGGTAGACTGCCACTCCAGAGGACTTTTTCTCCACAATAAACGCATCTGGTTCCCATTTATTGTACTCATCCATCGATAATTGCTTCAATTCGGGAAATTCTAGCCGTTCTTTGATAGAATCGAGTAAAATTAGGTGGTGTGCGTTCTCTTCTTCGTTAAAAAACACCCCCCAAGTGGTCAAAGCGGTGTAATCGGCACGATTATGCTTTTCTGCTGCCGCATCTAACGACATAATCAGGTATTCTACGGGGGGTGGCTCGTCATGGGGCCATATTTGCCACCATTCTCGCTTAACAATAGACGCTTCTTCGGATGTTGGGTTCTGCTGGTACTGCGCATTCCATTGGAATGTCGGCATCGAGGCCTTTGTGCGTGTAAGTGCGTCTAAATCAAAGAATTCAGGCCATAACGGCTTCTGTGTACCGTCTTCAGCGTCTAAAAGTGCGGGAAATTCTATAATTTCGTACTGATCTGACCCCTCATTCTTGATCATATCGTCAGTTACCCGCCCTGTGAGGTCGTCCATATGCCAACGTGTCTGGATTATTGCGACACGACCCCCCGGCATTAATCGAGTACGCGCTCCAAATGTAAACCACTCGTAGGCTTTCTCAAACACTGAGAAGTTTCCGTTAATAACATCCTGCTCAGAGTGAGGATCATCAACAAGCAGAAGATCAGCGCCCCTCCCAGCAAGAGCAGATCCAATACCGCACGCATAATATTCACCTCCAAAGTTAGTATTCCACCGCCCTGCAGACTTACTGTCAACAGCGAGCGATACTTGTGGGAATATATCATGGTACTCTTCCGTGGATATCAGGTTTCTAACCTTACGTCCGAAGTCCACAGCGAGATCAGTCGTGTGGGATACCATCATAACCTTCTTACCGGGGTTACGTCCCAAGAACCACGCTGGGTAGAATATAGATACAAGTTGCGATTTACCGTGACGGGGTGGGATGTTGACACATATACGGTCTTTATCCCCCTGCTCGATCGCCATAAGCTCATCTGCCAATATGCGGTGGTGTCTACCAACCTTATAATCTGGCTGCATACGCTTACAAAACTCTATGAGGTCGTCCCGTGCCTCGGTATTTCGCGCTCGCGTGGACAGTTCATCCACAAGTTTGTCAATCTCAGCAACTTCTTCAGGGCTGAACTGATCCAAGTTGTCCAACATCTGTTGTATCTCTTCAGGAGAAAACGCTAGATCCTGTGCTGCTTCTGCTACAGACAGACTAGTCATCACCCGTACCCAGCTCTGCGTCCAGATCTATGACAGGTTTGTCTACAACAACCGCGTCTTCCACATCAGAATCGGCAGGATTTATAAGTTTTGCCAACTTCATTCGTAGTTTGTCCTTCAAAGCGTCTGTAGTCTGGTGCGTAACGGTTATCTCAGATTTCTCAGAGAATAGCCCTACATCAGATACTTTGCCTAGCAACTCAAGCGCACGTATACGTACCCGTGGGTCGGGGTTATCTGTTTCTTCAATTAGTTTGTTGGTCACCAGATGGCGTACTTGTGTTGCACTTTCAACCACCGAGTGACCAAAATCCTTTAAAATTCGATCGGTCAATAATAAGGTAGCAGGTGGGGTTTTAGATAAATTTGATATGTTTGCTTTTTTAGATGTCTTTGTCGCATCGGAAGCATAGGCCATAGCTAAACCGGAAGCGTTGTTCTTATCCTCTTCTGTTACTTCTACTTCTAAACCTTGTTGATGCAAGAAGTGTGCCGTTTTAGAAGCCGCCCTCGCTTTATCTGCCAGATCGGCAGGTAGAGGTATATCAGTAATGGGTACACCCGCCTCTGGGGTTATGTGTATAGCCATACTAACGTCCGTAACATGTAATTGTTTAGTTTTCAATACTGTGCCGATTTCGCCTAGGGGGTGGGGTGGGGGTCAAACTCGTAGAAACTCAAAAAGTTTGTGCAAAATAGTATGTATATATAGCGCGTACGCGTGTCAGATTTTGGGGGGTGGGGGGTAGGTGGGGGTCACGTTTAGCTAAGTTTAGCTAGGTTTGCTTGCATTTACTGCCATAATCGGTATAATGAATACATCGATTGGGTGAGCTGATCGACGTTAGCCAAGCGGCTAACTTTTTAACTGTCTTATGAAAGGGACAAAAAATGACTAAACAAAAATCAAAACCAAATAATGCTGATGTAATGGACAATATGCCGACGGTTCAACATGGCGTTGAGCAAGCTGTTGAGATTAGCAATCTGACGGGGCAAGGTGAATCCATCAAGTCGCAGATTAATAGTATTGCGCTGGCATGGTTCGCGCCATTTGCTGAAGCGGGCGCTGATGCAGATTATCTCAAGTCGTATAGCGATAAGACTGAAAAGAATAATCTCAAGCGCTTTACTCGAGATTACTTTGTGGAAGCTTGTTCTATTGCTGTTGTCGGTCGGTCTGGTCTGGCGTTCTTACAAGATAAGAATAACAGCGGCGAAGCTGAGTTGGATATAACTGAAGGCACGTTGAACGGTCAACTTCGCTCCAAAAAGTATATTCAATCGCAGTACGGTAAAATTATATCTGATGTTGCCAAGGCTCTTAGGCAAGCCGCTAAAGATGCTGAGGATGGTACTGATACCGATACCAATAAAAAGAAAGAACGGTCTGATCTCGACAGGGCGTCTGATGGTATCGCAAAAGCAAATACTCAGGCTAATAAAAAGAAACCTGATATGTCGATATCTGAACCATTATCTGAAGCAATATGTTGGCTCTATGACAACCAAAAAGCTTTGCAAAAAGGTGAGGTATCTTTTGCTGATATGATCCATGCGGAATACTTCGAGTAATTATCAACTTAGGGAGTTAGCCAGTTGGCTAACTTCCGCAACATAGGGAAATTTGAAATGGGAATAACTAATTGGAAAAATCTTCCTACTATGGACCTAGTGACAAAAGCACTAGTCTTTAATTCGCCAAACGATGAGACATTTGAAACACGTTTGGTTTTTGCTTCTGAGATGTTGGACTACACAAAGTCTGAAATCGACGCGATACGCGTATGGCGAAAGAATTATATTCAAAACATAGAATTGGGAATGCCAAAATGAAACATACATTAATTGAAATTCTCGGCGTCCTAGTTTGGATGTTTGTTGTTGCGTTATTCATGTTTGTTCTGCTTGCATGGTAACGAAAGGGAGGCTTCGGCCTCCCTATTTTTTTGCTCCGCGATACCAGTTGTTTATAAGATGCCAGTTCTTCTTTGGGATACCAGTTCCATTATTAGAAGTGAGCGACGCCTCGGTACACGTCGCCACACGAAGCCAGTTATATTCCTAGAGGTGAGCGAATGGCATAAAGTTAGCTGACTGGCTAACTCTTTGTTTTTAAAGGAATGTCCCGTTTGTCCCTAAATGGTTTTAGTTAGGGGTACGCATAAGCTATTGTTTTTACAGTAATGTTCCAAATGTCCCGAATGTCCCGTACTTATTTTATACAGCACCATATGGGAGGGAGAGGACGCTCTTGGGCG